AATTCATCGTCTTCCATACGGTCGGGGTCAATATTAATTTCCATACCATCAACACTAATGTTAACTTCATCAGGGTCTACAATTTCAATTTCTAAATCAGGCTCGTTCTGAGCCAATTCTTCCATACTTTTAGGAGCTTCGTATAAACCCTTATCAACATCTGCCATAATTTTTTCCTATAGTATACAAATGATTACTAGCACTACTAATGCTACATTTATTATTAAATTGTATTTAGTGTGAATTTTTCTTAACCACTTAAGTTTCTCTCTTATAAATTGGTATAACATAATTATCTCCGTTGTTAAATAACATACAGACGTTTCTGATTGTACCTTCTTAAACTTCGAATGTCATCTTCTTCGTCACTTGGCAACCTAATAAATCCGCCCTGCCTAAATCTCATTAAGGCAAGCGTTGTCGCATCTACTAGGTCATCATTCGCACCTGAAGGAAAATCGTTACACTCTTCTATCACTTCGTGTGCCCATCTTCTATCGGGTGCCCATACTATACCTGAATTAAATAAATCAGACACAGCGTTCACTCTACTAATTTTATCCTGTCCTTTGCCTGGTGTAAACTCTCCTACTGGTATGCCCATACGTCTAAACTCTTGATACAAAGCTGCACCATTAGACTTTTTCTCTACCACGAACGCATCTGGCTCCCATGATTTATACTCATCTAGACATAATTCTTTGAGCTCTGGAAACTCCAGTCTTTGTTTAATAGCATCTAGAAGAATAATGTTATAATTATTAGTTTCTTCATTCATAAAGACACCCCACGTAGTCAGGGCATTGTAGTCAGCACGGTTATTCTTTTCTTGAGCCGCATCAAGCGTCATAATAATAAATTCACAGCTAGGTGGGTCTTCTCCTTCCCACATATTCCACCACTCACGTTTTATTAAAGCACCTTCTTCAGATACTGGGTTTTGTAAATACTGTGCGTTCCAATATCTTATATCTAAAGCTGCACGTCTAGACTTTAGTTCATCTAACGACCAGAACTCAGGCCACAATGGTACTTCCTCTCCGTCTTGTTCTAGTATCGCTGGAAACTCTACCACTTCCCAGTTGTCTACTTCATCATTCTTTATCATTTGATTAACAATCTGCCCTGTTAAGTCTAATTTAGACCAACGAGTCATCACCACAATGATAGCACCACCTGGCATTAAACGTTGTAGTGGTCCTGATTGAAACCATTCCCAAGCGGGTAGAAAAACATCTGGCTTTCCTAGTTTTGCATCTTGCTCAGAATGAGGGTCGTCAATAATAAATAAATCAGCCCCACGACCAGCCAAAGCACCCCCCACACCAATAGCGAAATACTCGCCATTAAAGTTCGTACCCCAACGGGACGCTGACTTAGAGTCTGCTTGGAGCGAGACATCTGGGAATATATCTTTGTACGAGTCTGAACCAACCAAATTTCGAACTCTACGACCAAAGTTAACAGCCAAATCCGCAGTGTGCGAAGCCATAATGACCTTTTTGGCTGGGTGCTTTCCCAAAAACCACGCAGGTGCGAGATAAGATATGAGCTCACTTTTACCGTGCCTTGGTGCAATGTTAACAATGACTCTTTTGCGTTTACCTTCAGCAATCTCTTCAAATAATTTAGCAAGTTTTGCATGATGTGCTCCTACTTTATAGTCTGGATAGACGTGTCTAATAAATTCTAAAAAAGTTTTACCGCCAGCTTCTTTAACTAGCTCAGCTTTGTACTGTTGAAGTAGTTGTAAATTGCGAAGTCGCTCTTTTTCGCTCATCTGTGGGAGTGCTTGTTCTAATAACTCTAAATCTTTAGGACTAATCATCCTCAAACTCCACGTCTTGTACTTCTACTACTTCTTTAGTGTGTATAATCTTGCCTTTTAACTCATCAATCGTCTTTTTGAGCTCTTTTTCTAACTCTTCACCTGACTTATTGATGTGAGTTACCTCAGTTTTCTTCTTAAATGCGTCTACTCCGTCTATTTCACCCACAGCTTTGAATGCACTAATACGTTCTCTAGCATTTTTAGCCGAATAAGCCTCTTGCAATAGGCCGTTGAGCACCGATAACTTAATATCTGCAAGGTCTTTTGCCACCATATGACTAGTCTGCGACACTAAACCTGCAAGATAAGCTATAGTTTCATTAGGGTAAGTGCCAAAATCTGGTTTAAGCTCAGGATTCTTCATCATTTCTTGAGCTAATTGTTCTGCTTGCTCCATATTCTCTTTAGATGGCTCTATGTTTTCCTCAGATATATCCGCCAAAAGCTTGATAGTATTGGTTCTAGCTTCTAATTCTTCTTGTGGAGATAAATCTGGTAATGCTTCACGAGCATTCTTTGGTAATGGAACGTTGTCCTCTATATGTGGAACTACTACTGTTTGATTATCCATGTGTCGCTGTTTACACCTATATATTAATTGCAGCTTACTTTACAAACTCCTAGTATAATATATAATTATCAGTAATACAATGAAACTTGAGAGGTTTCTATGAAGATGAATTTAACGAGAGACGGAGTTTTGCATCTAGATATCTTTGATGTGGAGACTCAAGAAGAGAGAGACCAATTCCTTTACTACTATCTAGGGCTTTCCCGCAACGTCAAGAAAAAGTTTGAGAATGCTTATTACGCAGCCTATAATAAAAAATTATTAGGAGAACCTGAAGCCAATATCATTCACACAGATGTAGACGGAGTTACTCATATTGAAGTACACCCCCGCGATATCGTAAATAATCTAAAGCTGATTAAACAGATTATACTAAGTGAGCAATAATGAAAAAAAGAGAAAAAGTAAATAAACAACTGGACGAAATGTTTCTGGTCTGCTGGAAAGACCACACCGCTAATGCATCTTGGGTTGACGATATAGAGAAAGAAAAGTTTACGACTTGCTGGTCTGTGGGTTGGCTTAAAGGTGAAGATGATGATTGCATCAAACTCGTAGATACATACACTGATGACAACACAGTAGGCGGAGTTATGGTGATTTTAAAGTCTTGCATTGTTGAGATGCATATGATAGAAATGGAATAAGTAAAGTTTTAGGACATACACAGTCCCCTACGTAACGATGATTTTTGGGTCTTTAATATTTTCAGCCCAGCCTCGAGTTTAAGTTTATTGTCGTTACTTCTTTTCCCCCACGTTTAACGCTGGGGGTTTTTTTGTCTACAGTTTATGAGGCATCAACCCACGATAGTATAACCTTCTATACTGCCCGTTAATTTTACGGTTTGAGTGTGCTGCCATTATCTTTGCGAGTGTGTAATACATATCGCCTCCCTTGTTGAAACTTAGGTAAGCTTTTTTCCCATGCTTTATGGCTTCATTGAGTATACCTTGGTTTTTGAATTTTTTGCAGAAAATTTTTTTCAATGTGCCTTTTCGTTTACGAGGGGGCCACTTCCTGTATTAGTAAAGTTACGAGCTGGACTTTGAAAATGTTTTGATAATTTGTGTAGATTAGAGATATATAGCGAGCAGCACACACAATATTATTTTTGGGGGGTTGGGGGTAGGTGGGTGTAAAAATCTGTAAAAATCAATGCCTATATATGTGTATCACTAGATTAATTAGTAAAGCTATGCTTTAATTATATTGTTTTTAATTACTAGAGAGATAAAAATTATGGACTTTATAATATTTGGCTTTATGGATAATTTTATATTAATCATTGGTATGTATTTTTCTTATCTTAATGTTGAGTACTATCTTAATAAATATTTAAATTATACAGACAAGTTAGTTATAGCCTGTGTTAGTGCAGGTTTAGGTAATACATTCTCTGATGCAGTTGGCTTTGCAGTTACAGCTAACTTCAGTTGGATGGCACTAACAATCATTGGTTGTCTATTAGGTATGACAATCATTCCTTTAATTAACAGATGGAGAGAGATATGCAACAGTTAGAAATGTTTCCTACTATTAGGATGTTCACACCAATCGAGCAGTTAGCTAGACATATGAGAATGTTCAGGGTTAATTTTACATATGATGAACTATTAGATTGGCATGAGAGAGCTAACAAGTTAACACAACGAGTTAGAAATCAATAAACTAACCGCCCCCGAAAGGGGGCATTCGGAGAGAGATATGAGTAAAGATATAAAGTTCGAAACTCGTGACAGTGGTAAAGTTGTAATCGCTGAGTACAGAGGTACATCGGAAGGTGCTACATTATGTTGGTGGCCTGATGATGACAGTCTAGTAGTTTGGGATATAGCTAGATGGCTGGACTGGAAAGGTACACTAAGAGGTACATACTTTAAGTTAGATGGTACGCAAAATCTTGCGGCAATCTTAGACCATCCGACTGACCACAACGCACAAGCATTACTTGATGCTAAACTTGAGTTAGCAGATAGAATGTACAAGTGTGAAGATATCAAAGATATCTAGTCTACGCAGCAGGGCTTAGAG